TCAAGACTCAGCAGGCGGAGGACAGTGACCCAGATGATCCGCGCGACTCTCTTAGCAGCGTCGACCGCAGGGACTATGAGGTTGCACTGCACATGGCCCAGAGCGACCCAAGGTTTAAGGATGCTCCCAAGGTTCTATTGGACCACATCAAGAAGTCCAATGCCTACTCAGCCAGATGGGAAGCGGCTAACCCTGGTAAGGTGTTCGATCCTAAAGCCGATGAGCACGACGAGTTCTTCGGCTCACTGGATCTGCCATGGTCCGATGAAGACTTTCAAGATGCCCGCATCGACATGATGGCTCAGCGCAAAGCTGAACAGATCATGGGTAAGCAGATGGGTGAGTGGGATTCAATCAAGCAGGACGCAGCTAAGCTTGAGATGAAGCCAATGGTAGAACAAAAGTTCGCTGAGACGACACTGGCTGTGGCTAAGGCAGTGAATGCGGAATTGCACAAGGCACTATCCACCGGTGGCTGGGAGCAGCTAGACGCACAAGACCCAGTGACGTCACAGATCTTGGCTACGGCCATGGACCAGATGTATCCATTCATCGAAGCCGCGGTCTTGCTGGATGACCCACGTCAAAGGGTCCCGCTCAACATAAAAAACCCAGCGCATCAGCAGTGGAACACAGTGGTTCACACTGGAGAGGCATCGCTGATCGGGCGACAAAACGAGAAGGGCCAGATGTTCGCGAGACGCGCAGACTATGCCAAGATGAGCGACGCAGAACAGGCCCGGCATTGGTACCTAACTCGAGATATGATCATCGAAGGCGCTATCGGGTATGCAGCTCAAGGCGTCAAATCCTACTCCGAGGACCAAGTAAAACGTCTGGAGAAGATGGGATTTGTTAGGCAATCTCTTAAGCCCGGGACCGGGAATCCAGACACAACTGCGTCAGCAACGACGCAAGCAAAAAAGCCGGACCCTCCGCAACCGCAAGCTCCGCCTGATAAACCAGTCTCTCCATCTGTAGGCAGTGGTGCGAAGATCGATGACAATACGCACGGTGCCAATTCAGGAAGAGGCACGCTCTTGACAAAAATGAGCGAGGTCCTTTTCAAACGCTAAGTTGTTGTTGTCCATCGTGTGGCAATAAAGCCGCCGAGGGGCAATGACAACAATGGCAATTAGCACAAACATCTTCAGTAAGTGCCTCCCGGCAATCGGGTCCAATGTCAACGAATGCGGGGCGGTAACTCTCTGTGATGTCGTCACTGCTCACTCGGATGAGCTGGATGACATCTTCACCGAAACCAGCTCAGGGGATTATCGAGACCTCCGAGCCCTGCTCGCGACCCAGTTCTCCATCAAGGCTTGCGGTGCCCGCCAGAACGGGCTCTTCGACTTCCTGATGGCCAACAAGAAAATGATCGGACAGAAGACGATCAAATTCCCACTTGGCCCAGGTAATACGGAGATTGCGCCATTCGTAATGGCCGACCAGCAATCCGTCATCAACTCTGAGTACTGGTCGCTCAAGAACCTCTTCAATAATTCCGGCACCTACACCATCCGGGTGAATAGCCGAGCCAGCATTCCACTGGATGAACGATGGTTCCCGCCCGGGATTAACATCTATGTGCATGCGCGCGCCTCGTCTGGTACTGCGCTGCGTGGATCGTTCAAGGTCGTCTCATCGCAGCAATCCACCTTCGGTGGTGCGGATGTCATCCTGATCACGGCGACCGCTGAGAACGATACCCTCGGCTGGGTAGCCAAGGCTGCCTTCTCTGGGTTCACTGGTGGTTCCCCGCTCAGCGCAGGTGTGGTCATCCGTGGCACGCCTAACGTGGCTGATACCGAACGCTGGTGCTATAACCGGCCGGCGCTCAATGACCGGAAGCACGTGCCATTTTGGTTTGAAACCGATCGTTACACAATGTGTACCGATGAGCTGTATGAGGCATGGTTCAAGCGCCTCCAGGAGGGCAATGAATACTTCGCTAAGTTCGGCGATGTCGATGCCACCAAGCGCAACAAGCAGTTGGGTGACATGTGGCAGCGCGATTGGCTGAACAAGTTCTTCTGGAACAAACGCATCAGCACCAACCAAACGTTGGGCCTGTATCGTAACCTCACCCAGATCACCACGGCATCCAATGCCAGCGCCGGTTTGTATGTCCCCGGTGAAGGACGGTGCGTTGGTCGTAAGGCCAATGCCATTGGGGTTTACGAGCAGCTGGCCGAATGCGGTCAGGTGTTCGATCTCCAGAACCAACAGCTCAACTTGGTTGAGTTGTTTGAACAATTGATCTACCCGATCTGGCGCGCCCGCGGGGACCAAGGTATCCCCAACTCTGTGATCGAAATCTTCACTGACTCGTTCACGGCGTCGCAGATCCAGCGCGGTATGATTCAGTACTACGACACCCGGTCTGACGGTCTGGCCCGGTTCATGATTGATACCAAGCAGGTGATGAGCGGACAGATGGGTGAGCTTGGATTCAATTACAACGAGTACATGCTCCAGTACCCGCAGGTGCGGATCCGGATCGTGACGAACAATTACTTCGATGACTTCGCCACCGCGATGTCGTTGGAGAACCAGAACAGCGCCGGCCGGTTCCTGTGGATCCTGGACTTCACCAGCATCTATCCTGGAATCATCACCTCCAACTCGAAGAAGCACATCACGGGCGACCTCGAGAAGTTGGCGGCGATCGACCAGGACTTCGCCTGCGTGATGGCGAATCCGACCCAGGAAATTCAGCTGAACTCACTGACCTGGACTGCTGTTGTAGAATGCCCAGCCACGAGTGCCATCGTCGAAAACTTCGACATTACCCGCATTCCTGCTGGTGATGCTGGTCAGACCCCATACACTGACCTGTATCAGGTGTAAGAGCTGTCTGTTGTTGGCTGCATGGGTAGGCCCGGTGTGTTCTTGCCACGCCGGGCCTTTTCCCTTATGGGTAATCGAATGGCCACAAAGTATTACCGTAAAGACATCCCGGAAATGCCGGTCTACATCAACGGCACCCCGCTCAAGTTCGAGGTGCTGGAGACAGCAGATGGCAGCCTGATTCAGGAGTTAGACAAATGCATCGCCTTCGGTCGAGGTGGCGTCATCTCGATCGGGAAGGAGGAATTCGACGAGGCCGTAAAAAAAAAGGAGAACGAGACGATCTCCGAGTCAGGTTACAAGCAGAAGCTTCGCAGGCCAGAATTGTCAGCGCCAATGCGAAACCAAAATCATGCTGCGGGGGCAGACGTTAGGGTATCAGGGGCCTTCGCTGGCCCACAGTTCGAGAGAGACCACAAACCGCGCAACGCAGGTGGCTTGCCGGGAGGCGCAGCTGGTCCAAACGCTGGACGTCCAGCACCAGATCCAATCGAGGTTCCATCCGCGGCCGACCTTAAACCGCCGACGGCTAAGCTCAGCCAAATAGCAGCGGCAACCAAATAACCGTATGCCAATCGAGTACGAAACCTTCTCTCAATTCCTGACCACGCTGGAAACACTGGTTGCGCCTGAGGATGTCGCTGAGAACATGGAGGCGTACTTTCGCGATCAGGTGTCGGCTGCTTTGGCGGACATCCAGACCTTCATCCCATGGGTGCGAGGGTTCAACGTAAACGTCTACACAAAGGACGAAGTAGTTGAGTTCTGCGCTGCATCAATCTTTGATGGGCCGGTAGGTAAGATCACTCAGCTGTTTGCCTACAAGCCCGGGCGGGACTGCAAGAAGTTGTATTACAACAAGGTCACCACGTCGAAGATGGATTGCTGGGTGGAAGCTCAGCGGTGTGTGCAATGCACATTCGAGCCGCCACCGGTCAACGTCTACGATCATCCCTATTGCAACTACGTCCTGGATGGCGAGACGGCCTGTGCTTCCCCATACCTGTCAGGTGAGGAAGATGATTGCCGATTCCTAAGCCTCGAACACAGCGACCGTATCTTCGCTGTGGGTCCTGACTATAAGGTCTACGTCGCACCCAGGTTCCCGTGTCAGTATTACCTGCTCCTTCAATGGCAGGGCATCCGAAGGAAGTGGCTCGATTCAGACCTCGTTCCAGTTGACCAGCAGCTCCGTGAGGCGGTGATGAACAGGGTCGAATATAGGATCGCGATGAAGGAACGTGAGTTCGTCACTGCGCGTGAGTACCTCAATGAATACTCAGTCAGCCTTCGAGTACTGAAATATCGGTACATGGATGAGCAAGATCCTGAACTAGTGCGTGATTGCAGCAGCGCGATTGAGCAGCTCATGTCATTGTCCAGCCCATTGTATCAAACACCACTGTACAGCCCGGCATATACGACACCATACGTACCGGCGTATGAAAACCCTGACGCACTTCTCGACAGCGGGGGCGCTCTGCTGGACGGTGAAGGCGGATTATTGGGAATCTAACTTTATGAAAATCATCACATCAATTCTCCTGATGGTCAGCACGCTGGCGGCTGTGGCCGCAGACAGCCAGTATGTTGGCAACAAGCCGAAGGTTACCACTAACAACCCAACCACGGATCACTTCCTAATGGTGGCTGGTGATGGAAACACTGCTCCAGTGATCCGGCTGAATCTGTCTAATGCTTGGAACAACATAAACCTCCTGTCCACGTTTGGAGGAATAGACCTGGATGCGCAGCTATATATTGCCAGGGCTGGGATCTCAAATGCCGTTGGTAAATATAGGTTGGATGGGTTTGTGAAGACGCTGAAGCAGTATGATCTGTGGGATGATTTGGTTGACGCCGTACCACTGTCGTCACTCATGCAGCAGACCAACTCAACTACAATGCAATCGGTTAAGAACCAGTTTGCTTCCGTCACACTCAATGGTGGAGCTATCCGTGGGCTTAGAGGAGTTGCCTTCGATGGAGTCAATGACTACCTCATAGCTGATTTGGCCACTCCACTTCAGACGTTCACGACGTCGATCATCGTCCAAGGTTCTACTAATGCGACTACACATCCATCGGGGTGGTTCGGGTTGCACAGTGCAGCAGGAGACCAGTACCATATTTTCGGAACTCTGTCGACGGACTACGACCTGTCATGGATCCTCACACAGGGAGATGGCGGAGGCAATACTGGCCACTACCTGATCACTTATGATGTCGGAGGGCCATTCCGCGGCTACACCCACAGGGACACCGTTCGCAAGTACATCACCTGGGCAAGTGACAGCACTGGAGTAGACAGCATCGCATGGGCCAACGGATCCAGAACTCTGCTTCTTGGAACCACAACCAACCGAACGTTCACCACAGGGGCTGATATAATCACACTTGGAGCTAGGTGGGATACGGGCGTCGCGAATGGATTCCAACGATGCAATTCGGCAGGATTCTTGGTCTTCAACACCAAGCTGAATGATTTGCAGGCATCAAATCTTGTGGAGTGTATGCGCTGGCTAGACCCAGCGACCGAGAACCTTGTGATCGCCGGTGACTCAATGAGTCGCCAGCTTGACCCATCAGCTACATATGCGTTCTGGGATGGGTGGCCTTCGGCAATTGAAATGCATTCACACGTCTCAAACCGATATGCGATCTTCAATAATGCCTACAACGGCGTGTCAGCAGCAGCGTATTCCTACGATCTAAACATACGTCCGTATGGACCACATCAAGGTGGAGTTGAGAAGTCGACCCTGATCATTTGGCTGGGATACAATGATTTCAATGGCGGTGCAACCGCAGCTGCAACATACGCTGCTGTTGCAACATTAGCCGACAAGGCACGGAATGATGGATTCCGCGTTGGTGTGGCATTGCCACCAATCAGTGCCACCATGGTTGGTGGGGCAGCCATGCTGTCAGTGACCAACGTTCAGGCATACCACAGCTTGATTCTCACTAATCGTGAGAAGTTCGACTTCGTGGTCAGGCTAGATAATGTCTTCGGATCGACGAATACAGTGGATGGATGGCAGACAGACGGCTTGCACCCATCAGCCGTAGGGGAGCTAGCTGTTGCGCAGGTGATGTCTCAGACGCTGAGTGGTGTTAGGGATGTTGCCCAGCATGGGATGTGGAATCAATCGGCAACCAACATCAACACCGGAACAACCAACCTTCTGTTCAGATGGCAGCCCGGAAATGAGCTGCGAACCAAAGGGGATATCGTCCGTTACCGATTCGCTGGAGGGTTCTCCAATGATGTCACCCACGCTAAGCAGGTAACGATTCAATACGGATCAGAAACCGTCCTGGATCCAGCGAGCCGAGTGGCCCACAACGGATCTTGGTCAGCAGAGGTTATCATTCAACACATCACACCCACGAGCCAGCTGGTCGAGGCTAAGTTCACAGGAGCCGCCACCAACTTCACAAAGCTCACATACACCACCCAGACCAACTGGTTGCCTACTCTAGTCAAAGCTAGCGGGACTGGCCCCGGTGGTGGTTCAGTCACCAACGAGTTGATCAGTTGGAAGTGGGAACCACTCCGATAATCCTATGCCCTCACCTGTCGTCCCATCCCAGTTTTGCGACGCCATTCCGGCACCGAACGCTGACCTGTGTCAGCGGTTGAAAAAGTTCTTCAACACGGTGTCGCTGATGTGCGACCTCACATCGTATCTGTTCAACTCGGACGGTACGTTCTCTGATGCGGTAATCACTGAGCTGGCATCAACGCTTCGGCCTGCCGGTGAAATCGCCATTTCTGCGTCTGCCACGATGGGTAGCGGATGGCTGCTGTGTGATGGAAGCTCGGTCAGTAGGACGACCTACGGAACCCTGTTCGCTGCTATCGGCACACGGTATGGTGTCGGTGACGGCAGCACCACGTTCACACTCCCGGACTTCAGGGGGCGTTCTCCAATCGGAGCCGGCATGGGGTCCCAGGGTGGGTCACTGACAAACAGGAACATCACAGACAAGTATGTGGGAGAAGAAAATCACACTCAGACGGTCGCTGAGATGCCCGCACACAGCCATGCCTTCGCCACAGATGACGGGCAGCAGGTTCTGGTGGAAGTAACTGGCAATAAGGTGAACGACATCAACCGGACAGGTTCTTTGGACTATGCCCATGCCGATCCGGTTCAGGATACTGGAGGTGGGAATCCTTTCAATGTTGTCCACCCGTGCTTCATCGCGTATTACTTCATCAAAACCTAAATGGCGGAGTTCAAGACCATAGCGATACGCCCGACCACCGGGGTATTCGACACGCTATCCAGTGCCGACGAGATAGGGTTTGGTAACTGGAGAGTAGTAAAAAACTCGGTGACGCGCGCGACTAGGAACCGTCAGAGAGGCGGCGGTTGGAGACGGCTGTTCGCTGACGATTACCCGTACAACAACCAAGACCTGCATGACCAGCTGACAGACCGGCAGGGCTACTACGATTCATACAGCGACACAGCAATGGGTGGTGGAGACCTGATTGGATATTCATCAGCCTACTATTTTGGGGCCTATTCGACATCTGGAACGCAGCAGTTTCCTCCTGCGTCAGGACCTTTCTATCCTGTCTATCTTGGAGATGAAGATGGGTTCTACGGCAACTGCCCAATCTTCTATCCTTTTGTGGGGTATCCATATGCCTATTATGTAAATCAGGTCAGCACCACGGGTCTGATTGCGCATTGGAAGATGGATACCGATAGTGGTGGGGCAGCAATTCCAGACGAGGTTGGAACACACGACCTCACTATTTTTGGCGGCTCATTTGTGACAGGGAAGATCGGAAATGCTTTTGACATAAGTCCAACTGAAAACCTGCTCAATGCGGATGGCGACTTCAGGACAGGCGACATCACGTTCGGATTCCTGGGATGGATCAGGCCGCATTCTCCAGGTGGTGCAGATGAGCATGTATGTGGAAGATGGAATGCTGGCGGTCGGGAATACAGGCTGATAATCACAGGTGGGGCGCTACGGTTCGATGTATCGAACGATGGAACAGCCATTGTTAGCGTAACCCATCCCCACGTACTACTCACGGATACGTGGACGTTCTTCGCCTGTTGGCACGATCCGACGCTCAACACGATTAACATCAAGGTGAACCTGGAGGCACCAGCATCCACGTCACACGCCACCGGAGTCTACAATGGTGGACCGACCGCAATCTACTTCAGCATTGGGTATGACGAAACATCGTCTACTTCAACCCTTGATGCCGAGATTGATTCACTGAGTTTCTTCAAAGGAACATTCCCTGGAGCCGGAGACCTCATCGCCTTTTATAATTCAGGCCGCGGCCTGGACTACCCGTTCGTTAATTCAGCACCGAACATGGGTGCTCCTTGGTACTACATTCAGTCCTATGTGTATGCGTCATGCCCAGTGACCTACGGAGCAGGCCTATACCCTGGATATCCGTACGGGCAGATGACTTCATTGTATGAACCGTTCTTCTCATACGACTATGAGTACTGCGGAACGGACTTGCACCTCAGGCCTGGATGCAAAGAGGCCATCACGATGCTGCAAGAGATTGTGGTGTCCTCTGGAAGAAAGCTCATTGCATCCACCATGAGCAGGCTCTATGAGCTGAATCAATCGTCAGGCACATGGAGGTTGCTGGCGGATGGTCTTGGCAATTCAGGCTACACCACTGACCAATGCACATGTAACGATGTCAGGGGGATGTCGTCCACCATGGGTGGATACCTGATCTACACCAATAATTTCGACGCGCCTGGGGTATACTTCCTTGGTGACTCCTCTCAGTCCGGTTGCGACCTTCAAGCTTTGGAACCAATCGCAGACCTCATTGCCCTGGACATCACCCAAGCCGGTGGAGTCATCGCCTGGAATGGGTTCGTGATCTTCTATGACATCACCGAGAACGGTGAGCGGAAGACCGGGAAGGTTATCTGGAGCGACCTGGATGATCCGTTCAGCTTCATTGAGGGTGACGGCAGCTTCGCTGGCAGTGCCACTGTGGCCGTTGGGGCAACGATCCTGAATGCAGCACCGCTCGGTAATGCTCTGATGCTGTACACCGACAAGAGCATCATCAGGGTGACCCTGGTTGGTGGAACCGATGTCTTCAACTTTGAGACCATCTATCAGGGTGGTAATGCGATGAAGTATAAGTTCAGCCTGATCAATGCAGGTGACCAGCACCTGTATCTTGGAGAGAGCGACGTCTATGTTTTGACCCAGTTCGACAGCCGCCCCATCAACATCCCTTACATCACGAAGGCCGCTGGGATGATCTTCAATGGCATCACAGAGGACCATGCTACCTACGATCCAATCAACCAGGAGGCATGTAACATCGTGACCGGAGGATGGTCCGATGAAACCCGTGAAGCATTCCTATCATGGCCAACTGGAGATGCGGTATGTCCTAATGTCACCCTTCGGTTCAACCTGAAGTTCGGGACGGCCGACTTCATCGACCACGGATTCACCGCGTTCCTGACGTTCAGAAAGGATGACCGCCCAACCTTTGGCCAATGGCTTGAGGATCTCGGGGCATGCCCGAGGGGAACAGCCGTAGACGAAGGGTTCAAGGATGGCGACGCCTGCACTGGTGTGGCTGAGGTGGAAAACCCACCGCTTTGGATCTTCAACGAAACGGAGAATCCAGATCTGCCCAATGACCCGCGGTCTCTGTGCGCGCTGCTGTCTGGTAAGACCGCGGAAGATTACTGCATCGATTGCGCGGCCATCTCCACCTTCATCGCAGCATCGGCCGATGACTTCGCCTTGAAACAACTCGAGGATGACGTTCTCTATCGGGAGATGTTGGGAGGTAACATCGAGGCCTACGGAGCCTATGCGTGCCTCGGCCAGTTCTATCACCATCTTGGGTATGAGACGGTAATGCAGCAGGGGGCTGAGAACTACCGCAATGATAACGAGAAGATGATCAAGATGATTGCCATCGAGGCTGAGCCTTGGCCGCAATCAACACCATCGATCCTGACAGCTGAGGTGGGCTACGCTTCCACGTCCAGCTGCTTCACCTGGAAGCCAACGAAAGACCTGGAGTTCGAGTGTCAGACTGAACGCAGCGCAGCCCAGCACGTTGCCAACAATAGCCGTCCTGACGGCACGTTCTATTTCCCTACCTGGAGGCGTGGCCGGTATCTGTCAGCGCGCTTCATCATTGAGGGCATTGGTGGCGGTGGAAAGTTCTCCGCGGTGAACATCTCGCTCAAACATTGGGGACAACCGGACAACCCGTAACATGGCAAGTGACACAGACCTCAGTAGGATCTCATTACGCAGGGATAAGGTCCTGGAATTGCAGTTCTCGACGTGGCCGGAACCGCCACCTGAGATGCTGAAGCTCCCAGGTGTGGCCACGTGGTGGGCTCAAATGAAGCTGGTCCGGGAACGGGACATCGTCAGCATGCGGACATTCATTAACAACTTGGGGATTGCAACGAGCACTCCTTAGTGCCAAAAGGAATTATGGCCAATGGATACGGTGACATTATTTCTGGCGGCGGTGGCGCTATCGCATCGCTGTTCGGTTCTGACGAAGCGCCGAGGGCGGTCCTCAATCGGTTCGCGGCTCCTACTGCGCGGGCAGCAGGGAGGCTCTCCTCGGATCTTTTGTCCGACACCAACGCTCTTAGCAAGTCAGCTCTCGACAGATATCTTGAGGCGCAACCCAGACTCGAAGCACTACAGGGCCAGCAGGAAGGTGTGCTGAATGATATCCTCGCCCGGAGGCTTTCAGCCGATCCAAATGCCCTTCTGCAACAGGTCGGTAATACCGCATTCGGGTTCATTAACCCAGCTGTCATCGATCCATTGGCCAGATTTGATGTCAACCTGGACACTCTAAACCGCCGCGCGCGTGGGCTCAGTCCCGCAGCTGTAGATTCAACAGCTGATCGATTGCGACGTGCCCGCATAGCGAGCGGTCGTTACTACGACGTAGCCAGGGATGCCTACGGGGCTCTCCCAAATCTGTTTGGACAAGCTTACGGACAGAGCATGGCCAATGAAGCGACCGCTGCTGGCATTGTTCCTCGCATTGCTTCCGGTGTAGAGAGCTTGGCTACACGGCCAACAACCGGTCTCCTGAACCGAATCAGCACGTCTGGTGCAGCGGAGCAGGTGGGTGGGCAAGGGATCCAGAACATCCTAGCCGCAACACAGGGGTACCGACAGCCACGTAACTTTGCAGACCGGATTGGTGCTGCCAGCCAAGACATCGGGAGCATGGTAAATGGGATAGCTGGGCTAGCCGGTGGTGCTACCGGAGGTGGTGGTGGGTTGTGATTCGGCATAATGGATGTCGAGGATTCAAGATCTGGAAATGGGGAAAAATTCAGATAGAGCTTTGGTTGGTTCCCAAGCATGAGTACATCGAGCCGCATGTTCATCAGACCGTAGAGTCAATGATCATGCTTATCTTCGGAACTATGGTAGGACGCATTGATGAGACAGCTGGCACGGTAAAGCCATTTCACAGGTACTCTGTTCCTGCCGGGGTGATTCATTCAGCGCGCGCGCAGTCGTTCTGCGCATTCATCAACATTGAACGGTGGCACGGTGAGCCTACCAGCGCAGCGGATGATTTCACGGCGGTATGATTGTATACGTCCTAGTCACATGTCGGGAGGAATCGCTGTGGCCCTACAGTGAACTGTTCCTTAAGACCATCAGGGTAGGATTTCCAACCGCTGACCTTCACGTCATAAGCAACGGGCTAACTGACGAGGAGATGAATCGCCTTGAGCTAAAGGTCAGGGATATCGGAGGGCAGTTTCATAGACAGAAGTACATCCCACACCATACCTGGATCTATCACCTCATCACTAATGGTAAACTCGGCGACCCATTCTGGATCTGTGATACAGACATGATCTTCTATGAGGCCGTCGAGCACTGGACTTTCGACGAGCCACTTGCGGGATACCTGATTCCTGAATTCCATGACGAGTTTTCCAGAAGCATAACCAGGGCGCGCATTCACACCAGCTTAATGCGAATCGATCCTGGCAAGGTGATGCATGGAATTGAGCAATACAAATTCTGGACAAGGGAAACCGACTTCACACCAACGGCCAACTTGTTCGATCCGCTGGTGATCCCATTTAATGGCAAGTCCCACTTCTATGACACATGCGCTATGCTGTACCACGCGGTTGGTGGGAAGCCATTCAGCGATGCGCAGAAGGATGCCTACTTCCATTTCCACCACGGAACATTTTCAGATTTGGTGCTACCTACCCTGAAGAATGAAAGAGAGGTAACGGATACACGTAACGCCATCTTCGCAGATCCCAACAAGGGCCGCGGGATGTGGCGGGTGCAGGATGCCTACTTCCAGTCCCGGCAACTGAACGAAGATGGTCTCAACGTAATTGCTGATGTCGATCCTAAGGATGCAGAAACAGCCAGGAACTGGAACGTCATGTTGTGTAATGCCAATCAATCAGCGATGACGTTCTGTGATCTATGGTATCGATACTGTCATGGTATCGATGACCTAGTAGACACCGTAAGGGACGGACGTCCGCGGATGTCCAAGGAGCAGATGATAAGTTTATTCTTCCATGCGGCCTTGCTCTACAACTCGGACTTCTACATCCAGAACAGGAACCTACTGTTCCCTATCATCCTTCAAACCACCAACACATACCAAGACAGCGTGGCCTGGGAGAAGGCACCCGAGGCGCACCTCAGGATCATGGCAGATGTCTTCCGGACCTGTGGAAATGAGATGTATGTGATGATCGCTCTTATCTGTGGAGGTGAGGCCCACATGCGTAAGATGTCGATGATGATCAAGGAAAGAGATTGGTTAGGGCAGCACGATACGTTAGGCAGACCAATATGAAGCACAGGATATGCATGGCCGTGTGTTACGCTGCTATATGGTTAGGCGCAGCTGGAGCTGCCTGTGCGTTGCTATGCCTAACGCCTCTGTGGTATTTGATAGAACGAGAGCGTAGGAGAAAACTCTAAAACCTTGCAGTAGCTCGGTGTTTGGCGTAGAGACGGGACTATGGCAACACCGATCGCTATCCCAATGGCAAGCCCACCAGCATCCCGTAGGTTCAATGCGTCCACGCGGCCGGAATTCATATACACCAACCCAGCTGCTGCCGCGCAAGCGGCGTCGAGCCTACAGTCGCGCCTGGGTTTCGAGAGCGCCCAAGACCAGGGCTATCGAGACTACCTTACCCGCATCAATGAATCCACCGAGGCGACCAACCGGGCGGACATAAACGCTCAGGCGTTGGAATCCCAACTGCGTGCATACGGGGTGGAGGGTGCAGCCAATCGGGCCAGTGCGGAACGCATTGCTGCGTCGACTGCGCTGGACCGGCAATATCGCAATGACCTTGCACAATGGGAGGAGACCGAGCGCGCGGCGGAAATCGGTGAGCAAACCGCGGCGATGCTGAACCAAGACCCCAATGCTAAAGGGGTTAACAGGAATTTTGCTTGGTTGAATCCTCAGACAACCCGGTGGGAATCCAGGTTCGCAAGGTCCGCCAGACCGGTTCCGCCGTTCAATCTCCCGGCAACCGGGACAACGCCGGCACTCGGCCCCTCGACACCTGGATCCATCCCCAGTAACCAAGTGCCGGCGTCACCCTCTACCATCACCGTTCCATCCCCTGGGCCAGCACCGATGATTGACGCGCCTCCAGATATGGCACCGTCTTATGGAAACCTCATGGAATCCAGGGACGCCCAGATCGAAGAGACCCTACGTAACATCTTCGCCATTCCAGGGGTGGGTGCCACGGAACGGAGGCCATCTCCTTGGGTCCTGGATCGGCCACGAACTGGGGTGTACCCGTCACCGTCGTTGTATATGGAAAGCGACATGGCACCCCAGATTCGAGTTCCATCCCCTGGGCCAGCGCCAATGAGATTGCCGGGGGCAGTTCCAGCACCAGGAAGCTATCCGGTCCCGCCGCCACTTAGGATTCCGTTCTACTAAGCATGGCTGCTATTGGCATCCCGGTTGGGTTCGATACACTGGATGATGAGCTTAATGGTCCTCCTCCGCCTCCAGTTGGCATCCCTGCGCCTACGGTGCCTGTGGATCCGGTGCCTGTTAGGGATGCTGAGTATTTCCGTCGCAATGCTCAACGCGCTCGACTTCAGTTGCAAGCGGC